CATTTAGACAGAGAAATTTCTGAAAAAATCATTGAAAAGTTTAGTTTAAATGCATTAATTAAAAATATTTTAGCTGCACCAGTAACTGATTATTTTTTAAAGTACTTTATAGAAACATACGACTTATCTCTAAAAAAACTTTCTAACTGTAACAGCCAAGAAAAAAATGAAATCTCTGCAAAGCTTTGCAATTTATTAAGAAATCCTCATATTAAAGACGGAGAAATAAAATACATAATTCTTAAACTTTCTCCTTTACTGAAAGAAATTGGCAACATCAAGCTAACAAAAAACTTAAAAGCGTGGCGAGACTTTGATCAATATATCTATTGTGTAATGTATGGTCTTGCAGAATCAAAAAAAGTTACAGCTCATCATCTAAGTGCAGCTAGTTTAACTAAAGAAGAGAAAATAAATATCTTAAAGATTTTTGCCTATATGCTTTTTGAAATTGGCGAAGAAATGAACGCTGCAGATATGGATAGTGACGGTGATTATGATTTTGACATGCTAGATCAAGGACTTAAAATGCTAGATGCTAATGACTTTGAAAAGCATGGAGAAAGACTTAAACTAATTTTTAGTGATGAATACAAATATTTTGTTAACGCAAAGAAATATGGCATAGGCTAATCTTCAGACTTAGTTACCCACAAGCCGTCTTGATTTTCTAAGTCCATTGTTTCTTTAGAAGTTCCATTTAAATAGACAATTAGACCTTTAACAAAGTAATGATCTTGAATAATTTCTGTAATTAAGCAGTTGTTTTTTATTTTTTTGCCATAGAAAAAAACATCAATCATATCACCTGCTTTTAGTTGTGACACAGAATGTATTTCTTTTTTATAATTATTGGACATTTATTTTAGGCTTTCCCCAACGAAGAGTTATTTGAGCATTATTGTTTAACATATTTGTACAGATATTAAAAGGTTCTTCATCATAAAACTTAAGTATTTTATAAAGATTGTCATACAAATAATCAGTCCCTTCTTCTAAAATTTGCAAGTTGTTAAAAACATTTAGATCACCATCAGCAATTACTGGACCTATTCTACACATTATCTCTTCTATAATAGCATTAAATGCAGCAGCAACTTGATTTGCATTAACAACAAAAGAAAATTCATTAGGTGTTGTGTTAAGTGTATTACCGCTTATAGATTGTAGTGCATTTGTATTAGCATTATCTACGCCTAGAGTATATACAGTAATACACGGATCTGCTACTGTAGAATATATACAGTTGTTGTCATTAATATTTCTTATATTATTTTGCACAAACGTTTGCGAAGGACCTGTGCCTTCATTTGGTGATCCATCTGATATTAATAAAATGTAATATGCTTCGTAATTTGTCGCCTGTATTTGCGCCATTGCTTCTTGCAAAGGTGATACAAAGTTTGTTCCTCCTCCAGGGCTTCTGTTGTTAACAATGGAGAGCACAGATTGTTTGTGTTGAGGACTTTTACCAATATCTGATTTTACTATCACATTACTATTATAAAGAATAACAGAGTAACTTAGATTAAAATCTGAATTAACAAATTGTGAAACTGTGTCTTTAAGCTGCTGAATTCTATTGCCGTTCATTGAGCCGCTATAGTCTAACAACATTATTACAGCAGCGTCAATTAAGTCAACGTCATGCACCTCTTCAGCAATAGAAACTGTTACAGACTTTGTTACGTCACCACGACCCGGGTCGTATGTTGAAGATATGCCGAACTTTCTTTCGCATATACCGTTTACGTCACATTCTAAACCTAAGTCTTCACAGACAAAATCAGGTTGCGGCATTCCTAAAGCTTCTGCACAATTGTTTAAATGCTCACCATGACAAACTTCGTCTACATCGTTTGTTGATATAATACTTAATCCTGCCCCTGTCCCGCAAGAGTCTAAAGTCTGCTTTTCGTTTGTAACATTAAGTGATATTCTACCATACTGTATCGCAGCAAATGAGATTGCACCTAAAACTGCTGCTAGTAAAACTACTGTTAACGCTGCAAATCCTTTATGACGACGCCTTCTTAAGGTATATAAGATGTCTTGTTCCATGATAATTCTTATTCTCTATATTGTCTATAGTCCAATAGTGATTACTCTGCTTGATTTGAGTATAAAACTCATGCATTAACAAGACATCGATATTAACGCCTTGTTGTTTCAAAATATCAGCTGCTAAAAGATTTGAATTAAACTTTCTATCTCTTCTTATCGCTTTTAACTCAACATATCTATCGTCGTCAGGATGATAGAAGTCTGGTGTATATTGCTTTTCTCTTCCATCATACTGAACTGTAAATGTTTTGTGTTCGTAAATGTAAGGCTTGTTTGTTGCTTCGCACCATCTAGCATAATCTGCCTCTAAAGAAGATTTAAAAAAGTAATTACTAGGTAAATCGTATCTAAATCCTAATCTTCCGTTTGAAGGTATTTCGTGCAGGCCACTACTCTGTGCTTTATTTTGACAGTCTTTACCACAGTATTTGGTTTCTCTACCTAGAGGCTTTTGATAGTCTGATCCACAGTAATCACACTTCAAATCAACTCTTTCGAGCTTGTTTTTCTTGAGATAACACTCTCTTGAGCAGAATGTTTTACCACGCTTTGATTTAAAGTCACTTTTACAAACTTCACAGCTTTTGATTTCGTACTTAATGTTTGATTTGTTTTTACATTCTCTAGAACAAAACTTTGACGTAGTAGCTCTAGACTTAGGCTTTTTATATTCGCTACTACAACCTTCACAAACCAAAATTACTTGTGTTGATATTCTTGGCATAATTACTCCTTTTATGAATAAATATGCCTTAGCGTTAAAACCCTAAAACAGTTTATTTAGGAAAAAACTGTTTCAAATCAACACCCTCTGCGCTTGCCTGATCTAAGTACTTTAAAGGATTATACTTTTCGTCTGAAGACTTGATTGATTCCCAAGATTGTTTAATGCCTTCTTTGAGAGTTTTTGCTCTTGAGAATTTCATGAAGTCAACAAACTTCTTATTAGAAAGTCTATGATTACCTAAATAGTCGGTTTCTGGGTGCCACTTAACAATATTTTCTAAGCTATGACCTGTTACTTCTTCAAGCATATTGACGATTTCTAAAGTATTATAAGGATTACATGCTGTAATATTAAAGTCTTCGTTACGAATATTAGAATCAATTAACCTTACAACGTTGTGACAGAAGTCTTCAACATGCATGTAATCTTTAATTTTTTCAGGATTTAAAAACATGTCAATATTTTCAATGCCGTTTTTAATACCATATAACGACTTTGCTATTAGAGAGTTCATGTCTCCTTCACCTCCATATGCAAACAAAGGTCGAGTAACTAGCCACTCTTTTGCATTGTTTCTTATAAGCATCTCGCCAGCATACTTTTGAATTGCATAGTTTGTTCTAGGAAAGATTTCACTATTCTCCAAGATATCTGTTTCTTGGTATTTGTAAGTATCATAAATAACAGTTGTTCCTGTATAAACAATTAGCATATTACAATTATTTGCAGCTTCTAGTACTGTTTGCGTACCTAAAATATTTGTATTCATAGAATGTTCAGGATTAAGTGCAACAACATCTGTTCCAACTACAGCAGCATTGTGAACGATACAATCTAATTTTAGACTTTTAAATAAGCTTGTCCAAGACTCAGAATTATTTGTATATACACAGACTTCATCTGAGTCTGTATATAACATCATAGATGTCGCGTATCCTGATTTGTCAAGTGAAACAAATTCGTGTCCTTGATTGACAATTTCTTTTGCCAAGTTAGTTGCAATAAAACCTTTTTCGCCTGTAATTCCGATTCTCATTTTTATCCTTTAATTATTTTAATAACTTTTAATTCTTGTGTGCTAGCTTTAAAACGCATATTGTTTTCTACACAATAAACACTATAATTGTAAAACTCTCTAAGACCATATTTTGTTTCTTTAGAAAAAAGAAACGTCCTGTCCAAGACTAATAGGTTAAACTTTTTTTTAGCCAGACT